TCGGTGTTCCAACTGTCGATCATCTGGTTCATGGCGTTGAGCGCGTCTTGAGACGTCTCAGAGGACGGCGTTTCGCCTTCGGCCAGCACGCCCAGCAGGCGGAGCGATCCGTTGATGATGTCGCCTGCCGTGGCCATGTCAGTCGTCCTTATTGGCGCGCGGGCGGCCTCGACGGCGCGGGGCCTCAGAGGTCATTGTATCACCACCAGCGGCGCGTGCCAGCATATTGACGGGGGCCGCGTTTGCCTCCGTCATCCGCGACCAGCCGTTCTCCTCGTCCTGTTCGGCCTCAAGGTCCATGAAGGCGACCTTAACGCCGTGCCGAGGGTGTTCAAGGTAGATGACTGGCATGTGAGCCTCAAAAGGTCGGCCCCCTGCCGAAGCAGGGGGCCGGGTACATTACACGACGCGGTAGAGGGTCCAGGCGCCGGCCGCAGACTTGCGGGCGACGAACTGGGCGCCGGTCGTGACCGGGACGGTCATCGTCAGCGAGCCCGTGATCGTCCAGCCGGTGTTGGTGGCGATGATCGCCGTGCCGGAGGACGTGCCGAGGTTCACCAGGCGGAAGGTGAACGCCGTGCCCACCTTGTCCGAGTTGGACAGGACGAGTTCCAGATCCGCCACCGTCGGCAGGGTGTAGGTGACGGACGCGGCGGTGATCCCGGAGTTCGCCAGGATCAGCCCGTTCAGCACCTGCGCCGGGGTGAGCGTCGCCGCCGTAGTGACGGAGACGGGATCGGGGAGCGCGTCGATCAGAGGCTCGTTGAGGTTGCCGTCACCAATCTGGTAACCGCCGCCGCCATTCGGAATTGCCATGTTCGTGTTCTCCTTTCCTGTGCCTTAGCCCCAGAGCCGCACGGCCATGGGCGGGCGGATGGTGTTGAAGCCGTAGAGGACGTCGATACGGCAAGGCAGGCGGTCGTTGTTGATGTCGTACTGGCGCACGACACGCAGCGAGATGCCGTTGTGAACCTGGCGAGAGGCCATGTCCACGCCCTGCGGCAGCAGCAGGTCGGCCGTGGCGAACGAGATCGCGTCCTTGTGGTAGATCAGGTTCTGCGGATACGACGTGGAGGCCGCGCCAAGGAACGTGACCACCGCACCAGCCTGCGGGAAGCTATCGACGGTCGCCAGCGCGTTGGACGAGGTAAAGATCGCCGGAGAGATCTTGACCGCGGTGTACGCGCCGCCGGACGCCGCAATGGCTTCCGTCACCACGAACTGCTGGAGCGAACCCGTGGACTCGCGGGTCTGCGGGTTGACCGCAAACACGCTGGCAATCGTGAACACGTCGCCAGCGGCAAGCGTCTGCGAGCCGGTGCCGGTGATGTTCAGCGTGGACTGGCCCTGCGTGGACACGGTGGTCGTCACCGTGTGCGCGCCGGTGCGGGAGCCGGTCTGGTGCTGCTTGATCGACTGAGACATGTTGATCTCGTCGTAGCCCAGCACGCCCATGCCCATCATGCCGTTCTTGAACTGGCGGCTGATGGTGTCGGTCGGGTTAAACAGGCCCTTCATGCCTTCGACGAGGCCCGCGTTGGCGGCCGGGTTCACGGTCGCGTAGCGCGGCGACATCACGGCGGCCGACTCGTTCAGCTTTTGCTGGCCCTGGAGCAGCACCAGAGAAGTGGCCGGGGTCGTGCCGGGGGTGCCGACAGACTGGAAGACCGACTTGTAGGCGTTGGCTACGTCCGCGTCGATGCTGGACGCGAGCTGCGAGATACGAGGCTTCAGCACGCGCTCGGCGAAGTCGTCGAGCTGCATGGTGAGTTCGGCCGACGTGAAGTTCACACCGATGTGCTTCTGGCTGGAGACCGTCAGCGTGGTGAACTGCTCGTTGTCGTCCTGCACCTGGAGGGCCGCGCCATCGGTCACCAGCGCGCGGTCCGGCAGACGGATGCGGAGGGTGGAGCCGATCTTCGCGCCTTCGACGGCAAAGCTGTCGTCGTACTGGCGGTTCACGTTGCGGGTGAGGACGAGGTTGTTCTCAAGGATCTCCAGGGCCTTCCTGGTGATCATGTCGATAGTAAGAAGCGAGTTTGCCATTTCAAAGGTTCCTTAGCGGTTGCGTGTGGCTTCCCACTTCTTGATCTGGCGCAGGCGCTCGGCCTCGATCCACTCCGACGTAGACATGTTCTTGACGGAACGGGGGTCCGTCGTGTCGTAGCCAGGCGCGGACGTCGAGCGAGCCGTCACCGGAGCAATAGGGGCCGGGGCGGTTGACGTCTTCTTGACCGGAGGGTCGGCGGCCAGCTTGGCCTCGATCCTGCCGATCTCCTTGGCCTGCAAGAACGGAGACAGGTTGGCGATACGCGCAGACTCCTTCGGGTTGGTCCCAAGCCAGTAGATGATATCGGGGCCAACGTCAGAAGCCTGGATGGTCTGGGCCATAACATCAGTCACAGGAAGGCTCGGGTTGTACGCGACCTGTTCAAAGTCGTCGTACTTGCCGCGGGCGGCTTCCTCTTTCTCATGGTAGGCTTCGATCACCTTAGCCTGCTGCTGGGACGCCTCACGCTGCCGAAGCAACTCCTGCGCTTTCTGCTCGGCCAGGGCCTCTGCGTACTTGGCAGCGTTGTCGAAATCGTCAGGTGCCGGAGGATTGACGGGCATTGCCCGTTTCGCCTCAAGCTCGGCCAGCTTTTGGGCTTGCTCTCGCTCCCATTTCCGCTGTTCGCGGGCAAGGCGCTTGCCGACAATCGCGTCCAGTTCCTCCTGTGTGAAGGTCTTGGACGCCTCGTTCGGCGTTTCGGCCGGCGTAGAAACGTCGGGGGCAGGCGCCGCCGTGGCTGCCTGTTCCGGCGCGGGTGCTTCCGCTAGGGTGTTAACGTCTTCGGTAGACATTTTCGATCCTTACGATCCCTGGTGAACCGCACCAGTACGGATGTCGGCTGGCAGCTCTCTGCCAGCCGAAAATCTTAGCTAGGCTCGGCCGGGGCGATGGTGAGTTCGCCCGCGGCGACCAGAGCCATGATGTTCTGGTAGTCGGTGTTCGCCGGGTCGAGCGGCACGAAGCTGGTCACGCCGTTGATGTCGCAGCGGACGCCTTCGTTCTTGCCAAAAAAATTGGTGTAGTACTGTGCGTTGGTAATCACAGTTCGGCACTCCACAGCACGAAAGGTTGGAGAGCGGGGTTGTTGCCGCTGTTTCGCATCAGTTTTCCGCGGCCGTCTCCGTCAGACGCGCAAGTTATCTGATAGGTTGTGTTGTCGTACGCGCTGGCAACCAACGTCGTTGCAGTCCACACAGCGCCATAAGAGTAATATTCGACGCCCGCATTAAGAAAACTGCCCGTAGGGGTAATTCGCATAGGCGGCGAAAACTCTTGCTGTGGGCTGACGGCGGATGTGCCGCCAAAATAAGAGAGAAAGTACCCCACCGTAGATATTTGAAAGACCGAAGCCTGTCGGTAATACCTTTGGCAAAGCAAAAGTTCTTGCCCAAACTGCCTGCGTTCAAACGGCGTAGCGATGGTGCCGGCCTCAAACTGCACGTTTCCGACGTCCCAAGTGCCGCTCGTCTGCGCGCCCACAGTAAACAGGATCTCAACGCCGGTCGTCGCCGCGGCGGGCACCGCAATGTTGACGGAGTAGCGCGTCAGCGTGCTGGTGATCGTGAACGTACCAGTGGCAATCTGCGTCTTGGTCGGCGTGCCAATGGTGCCGAAGGTGTCGGCGGTCGTGGCGTAGCTTGCCGTCCACGTCACCGTCGTCAGAAGCGAATTGGCAAGATCGACCGACAGCGTGCAAGTCTGGCCAGCAAGATCATAGCTGTTAAGCGCCTCAATGCGCTGGCCAATACCGACCGCCGTAACAGATGCGGCGCCCGTGATGCGAAGCAGGTTGCGGTTCGCCCCGGCGCCCGACACCTGTGCTGCCGTGACGTTTGCGCCCGTGCTGTAGACGAAAAAGCGGTCCACGCAGGGGTAGCCTGTGCTGGCCGTAGGCACGCCCGTACCAGCCGTCACGGTGGCCGACGTGGCCCGCTGGGCGATGTACATGTTGCCGTTGATCAGCCGGTTCCGCAGGAAGCTGCTGGACATCACGGCGGTGCCGGTAAATGTCGCGTTGCCGGTGCTGTCGAGGCGCAGCGCCTCAACGCCGCCCTCTGCGAAAGCGATGGTGTCGGCCGCCGGAAAGAAGATGCCCGTGTTGCTGTCGCCGGTGGGCGAGATAGACGGCGCGGAAACGGTTCCTGCGCCGGCGTTTACGGTGGTGCCGGAGACGGTGGCGCCAGACACGGTGCCAGATGCGGTGACCGTAGCGCCAGACACCGTGCCAGACGCGGTGACCGTAGCTCCAGACACCGTACCGGAGGCAGTAAACGCCGCGCCATTGACCGTGCGGCCAGCGGTCAGATTGGCGACGCTGACTTGGTCGGTTGTGCCGCTCTGCACAATCGGCAGCACCTCCGTCCCTGCAAGGGGCGTAGTTGCAGCAGGAAGGGCAGAAATCTTGACGTCAGCCATGTGGCTACTCCAACAAAATTAGACCGCCATTTTCTTGAACGAGGTTATCCCCGTTCTCAGTCTCTAGGTTGCCTTGCGCTTGGTCCGGCCCATAGCCGGAAAACAACGTCGCAATGCTACCCAACCCGATAGCGAGCCCGTTCCGAAGCGCGCCGGCAAACCCCATGGCTTAAGCCTTGTTGATCGGCTTGCAGTACACTACGCCGTCCGTGGCCACCCGAATGGCGCTGACGCGCCAGACGCCACTGACGGTAATCGGGACCGCAAAAGGAATGGGGGTCTGAGCAGGGATGGGCGTGCTGGCCGTTGTGGCCACAGCGCCTTCGCCCACCTCAACGTAGCAAGCTTGGTCAGACCAGATGACGACGCCCTGCGGCCCCGCATTCCAGCCCGTCGTGTTGGCCGCGGTCCCGGTAAAGGATGCGGTCTGAGCCGGAAAATCGGCTTTGG